TTACCGTACCAACAGATGTTGTAGATGTAACACCAGACAGGCCAATCGTTGTATTAGGCGCTACCGAGTTAACTGAGGTGGTAGCAGTTACCCCAGATAAGTTATCCGTGTCTTGGTTAAAGACGTTACCGACAGATGTAGTGCTCGTAACCCCAGACAGACTGACTGTGCTTGACGATGATGGGGTCATCGAGTTGACCGATGTGGTCAAACTTACTCCTGTAAGCGCCGCAAATTGCGATGTTACGGCTGTAATTGTTCCAGTAGAAGTAGTGCTACTAACTCCGCTAAGCCCAATTGTTAGCGTTGGGCTGACTGAACCAACAGATGTAGTACTGGATACAGCCGATAGCTGGAGTACAAACCCAGCAGTTGGGGAATTTACTGAGGTAGTAGAGCTGACCCCAGAAAGTGCGACACTTTGGCCGCTGTAAGTAACAGAACCAACTGAGGTGGTAGATGTAACCCCAGATAAAGACTCAGTAAGCGTATCAGTTACTGAACCAACCGAAGTGGTTGAACTAACGCCAGAAGTAGCGACCTTAGTCGCTGGAGTAACAGAACCAACTGATGTAGTGCTGCTTACGCCCGATAGGGACAGCGTTACACTGACCCCAACAGAATTTACTGATGTAGTAAAGCTTACACCAGTAGCAGCGACCGTTGCGCTTTTAGAGCCGAGGTCGGCAAAGGGGGCCGCAGCAAATGCGGTAAAACCAAACATGGCTCCCCCTTAAAAGTTAGGCCAGATTCAGCAGCGCAGTACCCGCAGCGTTTGAAGGCATGGTCAGTGTGAATGTACCAGCGGTCACAGTTTGTGAGCCAAAGGTAAACACGCCAACAGCCGCATTGCTTTGCGTAGAATTATAGATCAACACCGTATCAAAAGCAGTAGTCAGCGTAACGCTTGTATATACCAACGAAGCAGAGGGCGTCCAGTATGCAGTTGTACCGCTCGTAGTAGGAGCCGTACCGTTAGTAACTGTAATGCCCCCTGCTGTGTAACCTGTACCAGATACTTCGCCAGTAGCAGAGTAAGCGGTAGTCGAGGCGTTCAGCGTAGCTGAGGCCAAAAACAAAGCAGCTTTAAACGTATCAGCAGTAGTAGCCGCACGAATTGGCGCTGTACCGAAGTTATGAGTTGCGGTGAGAAGCTGGCCCTTGAAAGAGGTGCACATCGCTTGAGTGTTTGCCATGATATTTCCTTTAAGCTAACATTGCTTGGATGCCTTCGGCAACCACATTTTGTTTCAAATGAACGTGCACAGAGCGGTGTACAAGTTCCCCATCTAGCCAGTATTCAACCCACGTGGTGAATTCGTTCTCATTATCCAACGAACCGGATTTTTTCTCAAGCAAGGACTCGTCCATGAGGCCCTTGGTAGTGGTAATCTGCATTAAGCGCTCCTGATAAGTGCAGTTGAATATGTGTTGGCGGGCATCGTTACCGTAAACGTATTGGTGCAGGTTTTATCCGAGCCAAAATCAATCACAGCAATCGAAGCGTTAGACGCGGTCGAATCATAAATCAAAGCGCACCGTGCAGTAAAGGCCGCAGGGTTCCAAACTACATTGGCAAAGTTAACGTAGGCAACGCTGTTAGTTGCATCATAGCTAATCGTCACGCCCGTCATAGTCTGACCGCCAGCGGTGTACCCTGTACCTGTAATCTCGTTGGTAGAAGTGTAAACCGTAGTGCTCGGATTCAAGTTAGCATTGCCGTTATACAGCGCCATTTTGATGGTGTCCGAGGCAAGGTTGAACTGCCCATTGAACAGCCCAACTTTGAAACTCGTCGTTTGACCTTGGAGGATAGACATTTATTAGGTAACCTGTTGACGATATTGACCAGATCTGTAAGCGTCTTGACGCTCCAAGCCGTCGCCCAAACGCTTGGCTTGACCAAGTGCCTCTTTGTATTTGCCATCGTACAAGACAACCAAATCTTGCTCGCCCTTCATAAAAGTAATGGCCTCAACTAAAGTACCGTATAAAATTGCTGCATCGTAGTTATCGGCTAGCCAAGTAGTGCCCGTACCTTGGTTTATGCTGGAAACATTAATGGCAAACCCACTGCCAACGCTAGTGCTAATAGATAAAGTATCACCAGCCACATATCCTGTACCACCTGTTTCTAAGATAACAGAAGTCACCACGCCGCCAGCAATCACCAATGTGGCAGAAGCACCAGAACCTGTTCCGCCTGTCAGGGCTTGGTTGTAATATGTACCATTAGCGTAGTTAGAACCAGACGCAACAATACTGCTTAAGCTTGTAATAATTCCCGGGATTATCGACGGTGGGTAATAGTAATAATGCAACTCGGCACTGTACGATGTATCGGGAGTTGGGCCAAGCAAAAAAGATAGCTCGTTGGTAATATTGCCGCTAGATACCGTAGGACCAAAGATTGCGTAGTGTGTTGGGAATCCTGTCACGCCGGGGTATGGGAACGCTTCACGAATGAAGTTAACGTCTTTGTTCAGCAGGTATTGATACGGACCTTGGAAGGTAACTGTACCAGTAACAGATGCGGAATTAGCGACGTTTAAAGTTACGGTTGTTCCGACAATGCCAAGCACGGTAGCGCCCGCACCAATACCTGTACCCGTGACGTTTTGCCCAGCTACGATACCAGAAGGACTAGACACCGTAATAACGTTTAAGCCTGAAGATCCAGTAGCCGTTGTAGATGCTTTTGAGTAAACAGCTAAAGAATACGTAGATAAGTAATCCGTTGGGGCAGACAGGTATGGGTTTGAGGAGTTGACCGTCCCCGTCACATTCTTACGAAGCGACGGAAATTGGATATCATTGTAAATTCGCTGCTCAGCTTGCTCAATGAACGTGTTGATGTCTACCGAAGAAAATGTGTTCTCGGTATAGTCTTGAACGGCAGTGACAAGCTGGTAGTAATTCACGCCATCGGTCCTCGAGCAAAGATACCTTTAGTAGCTGCGCCTGTACCACGGATTTTAATACCGGCAGTTTTAATACCGCCGGGGCCGGGATCGCCCATGCTAACGCGGGGTACGTTAGAGTTTGAAGGGTTTAAGGCTTGGGCTTTCAATGTGTTGGGATCGGGCACATCGTTACGATAACCATCTAGTTGGTTGATGGTTAAACCCTTACCGTTCATGGTGTGGGGTTCGGCATAAGTGGACGCGGGGCCGACTTCTTTGCCGCCCTTTTTCATGGAATATTTAGCCATTATTTGCTCCCGCCTTTTTGGTTGTGAGCACGCGCCAAGTTACGACCAACAGAACGCATAGCTTGGCCGGTCACTCCACCCTTTTTCAGAGTGATTTTAGTGCCCTTGCCGCCCTTGTGTTCTTGCTTGTCGTGCTCTTTAAAAGCCTTTTTAATCATAGCAATGTCTTGCTTTTTGTCCTTGGCTTCTTCCTTGCGCTCTTCAGCTTTGGATTCGCCCATCATTTTCTTAGCCATGTTCTACTCCTACGTAGTTGCGATTGTAACTGTACCAACACTTGCCACTGTTGCCAAGTAGTTTGGCGTCAATAACGAATCAAAATAACTTGCACCGCCTATGGGGCTCCACCCCCACTGCGTGTCCCGTGATCCGCTGGTTGGGAATCCAAGCGGATCTAAACCAGAAGCCACGTAGCTCCGATCAGGCCGAGGGTTACGCACGCCTTGCGGATCGTCCACAGGAAACATACCCAGCAATAACTGCGGTTGATCTGGATCCCAGCATGTCGGGCAGACCAACAATTCGTAGTTCTTGGTTTTAATAACCTCACGGCGAAGGACTTTTAGCGGGTAGCGAAAGTCACAACGATCGCACTGGGCGATCGCATTTTTGCCGGAGGAAAACCTATTGCCCATTAGTAACTGTTACCAATAAACATCTGGCGGGGCACAAACCGAACAGCCGCTTTCTCACGGTCTTCATCAGACGCTAGCTGCCAAGCCTCATCATATTGGGCTTTCAAAATCTGCATACGCAACTGCGCATCTGGCGCAGGTGGGAGCTTCAGCATGAGGTAGTAGGCCAGCCCCGCCACCATAGCGGGCAAGAACCGGAACGGGATGTCAGCCACATTAACACCGTTGCCGATGTCTTGGGTGCGGCGCAAACGCCAGTATGCAAACTGATACTGCTGCGCTCCGTCAGGAATGGGCCACATAGTGACCGAAGGCAAATACTGAATACTGACTGGAGCAGCTACGGCGTGGGCAGCGGCTGCTGTGTTATTCTGTCCCCGAGCGCAAGTGTTGATCGTGTTGCCCGAGATGTACTGATAGAAAATAACTTCACTGTCGATCAGCACAAAACCGTAGGCGGGTAAGCCAACAGTCGAAGTCAACGTAATGGTCGTGTCAGTTGCGGCGACTGCACTGGCGACAGTGATCGTGGTCGGGCTTTGCTGAGCATCTTGGCGGTTAACCAAGACTTGAATTGGACGCGATTGTTGCAGCTTGTTTGGCAACGTAGCGTATGTAGAAATGCTAATCCGCGTAATAGTTAGGTCAGCTTGATTGCTGCTGCTATTAGCTTGGGTGCGAATAACGTGCTCTAGCAAATCCACCGTGTCGGATGGCAGCGGGTAAGTTGACTGCCCTTGAACCAAGTTGATAACGCCTTGGTCCATCGTCCACATGTTGACGCCACGGTTTGCCCAGTCAGCAAACAGCAAGTTCAAAGACCGCCGTGCTGTGCGCAAATCATAACCAGAACGCAGCTCGTTGCCGGTGCGCTCAAACGCCTCCTCAACAATCTCGTTGAGTTGGGGGTTAAATACCGCCGCGCCTGATGTGGTTAAAGCAGCCATTACTTACGCAGTCCTTTGAGGGTCTCGGCCAAACGAGCTTGTTTGCCGATCTTCCCGGGTTTTTTAGCCGCAGCAGCCAGCTTTTTAGCGGGGATGGGCTCGCCCTTTTTAGCGCCAAGCTTCTCACGAAGTGCGCCGGGGTGCTTAATTGCTTTTTGAATCCATTTCTCAGCCATTATCTGTACCTCGCTGTTTTCTTTGCAACTGTCTTTGGCTGTGCTACAAACTGTTTGCCTGCTGCTTTACCTGCGCGTTTAGCTTTGGTGGTGGCTGCGTACTCGGCAGAGGTCAAGGACTTTATGGCTTTTTCCGGCAGGTATCGCTCTCCCGTCTTACTTGACGGCTTACCGGACTTAGTGCGCCATTTCTGGTCACCCCAGTCCTTAAGCGACTGCTGCGGAGCTTTCAATCCTTGTACCCCCCGCCTGCTGCTTTGTACTTTTTAGCAACAAGCTGTGCTTTACGCGCTGACCACTGACCTGCCTTAGTACCTTGTGTCGCTTCCGCTTTGACTTGCGACACAATTTTTTTACGCAAGCTTGGCTTTGTGTAGTTACCTGCGGCGTTCACTTTCCCGCCCTTGGCGTACATCTCAACATCGTTAGGGTTGTCCTTACGATGAATCGTTTTCTTGCCGGGCATTTTAGAGGGAGCAACAGCCCCCATTCCGCGTGAAGCCATCATAACTACCTCTCAGCAAATAGTGCCTTTGGTCAGACCGCGAGAAGCAATACCGTCTGCGCGAGCAGAAGCAGAACCACCTTTAGCCATTTTCTTGGTCGAGCCGCCCTTTTTCATAGAAGTGGGGGCAGGGGCGGCACCGCCGCCCATAGGAGGCATGCCTGCTGCACCAGCCATTGCTGGCATAGCAGTAGGGGAAGCGCCTTGTTGTTGACGAGCCATTGCTGCCAACAGCGCTGCTTTAGCGCGGGGGTTCATTGTTGCCATGATAGTTCCTTATTTACGGGTCATGCCGCCACCGCACATAGCCATCACGTGTTCGTGATGCAACTTGTGGCCCGCAGCGTGTTGTTTGAAGTGCTCGTGGTGTTGCTTATGGCCATCGCCGCCATAAGTTTTTTCCATGTGATGCACATGGTGCACGTGCTTAGGAGTTTCTTCCTTCATGGTCTTCATGTCTTCGTGTTTCATGTCAGCTCCTTATTTACGGACTTTGCCGCCGCGCTTCATGCCAGTTGTGCTACCAGCCATTTTGGGTTCCATAGCGCGTGTATGACCGCGTTCTTGAACTTTGTGTTCGCCGTGAGCGCGTTTACCGCCTTCGGTAACCTTGCCCATTTTGGATGTAGTCATACCTTTGCTTTGATCCTTGGTTTCAGTACCAACGGTATCGCCGCCCATAGCCATAGACAAATGGTGATGAGCCATTGCCATGTGATGCTTTGCTGTCAATTTAGTCATATCGCCACCTCTTGAGAATTTGCGGCCTTTATCCGCCGCGTTAAAGTCTTTTCCCACAGACTGTGGGATACCCACCTTTTTGGCGAAAGCAGCGTTATGTGCTACTGCCGCCATCAGATTGTGTTGTGCCTTGCTCGTGCTTGGCATCACCTTGCCCCTTGCTGAATAAGCTGGTCAATTTTAGCTTCCAACTTGTTAAAGCGCTGGTCAATGTGCTCAGTAATTTTATTAAGCTCGGCGTTTGTAACATAGTCCCTTGCCATTTCTTCGCGTGTGCGATTAAGCAGTATTTCAACTCGCTTTAATTCATCAGCTTTATCTTTGATGACAAAACCAATGACGGCTAAAAAGATGGACAAGCCAGTAGTCCAAAGTACATGCATGTCCATGTCAGCACTTCCACGCCCGTAGGCTTTTGTTAATCCGGGAGTTTGGGTCTTTCGCAGTCTTCTCGGATGTAAGTTTCTTCTTCATACCTTCCATCCGTGCACAGAAGCTGTCGCGCCTTTTTCCGCCCTCTGGTTGGGGAGCTTTTAAATTCATCCCTTGCTTCTTGGCGGAGGCGCGCCCTTTCGCGTTCAGACCTCCGTTCGGATTCTTCCCTTCTTTCCTTTGCCATGCGGGTGACTTAGCCATGATTAGCTCACCGAGTTAGCGATCAAATAACCGCCAGCAAAGATGCTACCAACAAACGGACCACCCGAGTTAGATTTCAATTGGAACTGAATGTCAGTGCCCCCCTCGTGCTGAACTGGCACAGTGTAAGGAATATTGAAGATTTGCACGAATGGTGACTGCGACAACACGCTGGTGTTGCCCGCATATGCTGCGGGATAGCCATTAATGTTGTCAGTGGGATTGCCCAAGTTGAATTTGTTGTACTCAGCAAAAAGCATGTAGTTGCTAGATGTAAACCCAATGCTGGCATTGCCTTGGACATACGACAAGTAGAACGTATAGCCGTTAGGAACCGTAAAAATAGATGCCTGTGTCTGCCCAATACCGGGGTTAATTTGCGCATACAAAACAGTGCTGTTTTTGCAAGTAATCGTGCCAGCGTTTACACCGTTGGTGATATACAAGCCATTAATACGCAAGTATGAGTTAACTGTAGTCACACCAGTCGTGCCATTCAACACAATGTTTTCGTACAGCAAGTTGTAGTTGGCATCCAAACCCATGACAAGCACGGTCTGGGTATCGGTAGTGCTAGACACCAAAGTCATCTGCACGGCAGACGATGGGTACGTATATGAACCGCCGGATTGGGTCAAACCTTCCCACAAAGGGCCAAGGGCAGTGGAACCCACTTGGGTACTATAGCCAAAGATTTCGACGGGGTAATGAAAAGCAACGTCCCCACGACCAACCTGCAACTCAAAGGGCTCGTGCTTTCCCTTACGAGTGATAGAGGTGGGCGAAGAATTGCCGTAAAACGAAACTGAACTGACAGCCATAATTGATCTCCTTAGTTACAAAGAGGGGGCCGAAGCCCCCGGATCAATTAGTCAAAGTTACCGTAGGGGTAAGTTGTCAGTGTACCGATGTTGTTATCAGGCTGTGTGTAACGCAAGGTCACGTTCACTTGACCAGTAACTGAAGTAGCTGTATTCAAAGCTGTACCAACCAAAGCAACTGTGATAACAACTTGCGACAGGTTAGGCTGGTTGCCACCTTGGTAAATGTCGGTTGAGGTGGCTGTTTGGTTGCCAATCTGCGTGGCAGTAAAGGTAGCCAGTGCTTGGCGACCAACAGCATTGGACGTAATGGCAGCAGTTTGGAAGTAAGCGGCATTACCAGCGGCTGCTGTGTAGTTGTTGCTTGCCAAGAACTGAACCGAAGTCAAAGCGGCTGTACCACCAGACACAGCAAAAGCTGTTTGAATATCAAAGAAGATATCGTCCAAGTCAGAGCCAGTGGGCAAATAGAACACCGCACCGCGATAGATGTTGGTAGCTGTATCGGCGGGGATGGTTTGAGCCGTGGGTGTGGCTGTTGCCGAAGGCACAAACACAGTGCCGTTGACGTTAGGGATGCCGTTGGAAGCTACGAACTGACCCGATGCACCACCATATGTGGAAGTGCCAACAACCGTATTAGCAATGTTCACATCAACGTTTTGAACCAATTGGCTATAACCAACGTTGCGCAAAGCGCCAAAACGAACGTCGCCCGAAAGGATTGGGCCTTCAAATGTACTGCGTGCCATGACAAATGTCCTTATGCAAAAGTTACCTTGTTAATCGTTGCATCGTCTGCTGGGCCAGTGGCAACAAGGTTGAATTCCCAGATGCGCTCAATATACTCTAATTTTTGTACATGTCAACAACAACGTGTCACAAAAACCCAGAAAAATGCGCGCATGCCCTACAAAGACCCGGCCAAACGCAAAAAGTACCATAAAGAACGCAGCGCTGTGTGGTACAAAGAAAACAAAGAGCTAACAAAAGAGCGTGCTAAACACGTTAAAAAGTTGGCGAAGCAAGAATGGTTAGACTACAAAGCAAACCTACGCTGTGTGCGCTGTGGGCAAGACCACCCGGCAACTTTCGATTTTCATCATGTTGACCCAAAAACCAAGATAAAGAGCGTCAATGAATGGGTAAAAGAGCGTAAGTATGCTGAGGCGCATGAAGAGGTTAAAAAGTGCATAGTCCTGTGTGCGAACTGCCACCGTATTCACCACTACAATGAAAAACGGGGACACAAGGCCCCCGATGCTGTTAAGCATTTGGATTAAGCTTCTTCAGCTTCTTCTTCGGCTTCGTCGTCTTCGACTTCAACTTCGTCGTCTTCTTCGACTTCTTCCCACTCTTCTTCGTCAACGATGCCGTAGATCTCTTCGACTTGGCGCACGATGTCCAAGACCAAGTCAAGGTCAGTGCCTTCGGGAACAGCAATCCACTCGGCAACTTCTTCTTCGGTCAGAGGACCTTCTTCCAAGTCTTCGTCATCGAATTCTTCTTCGTCGTCAAACGAAAACACGCTAACAGTCATGTCATAGTCAGCGGGGGCAAGTGTCTTAACTACTTGGGTCATCAACTCAGTTTGGGCTTGCATAGCTTCAACCATCAACTCAAAAACGGTGTTCATACCAATCTCCAAAGGGGTGTAAATTAATGCAACCGGATGGCTGCAAGACCCATCGTAGACCCCGTTTGTGACAGAAAAAAGGCTCCCGAAGGAGCCTTTAGAGTTAGGGTAAACCCTAGCTTAGTATGAGCTGAAGATGCCCAGAGGATCAGACCAGCCGAAGCTGTAACGCTCACGTGATTTGTAACGGACGTTGCCAGTGTCGAAGTCGCCGTCCATGCTGTTTTGCAGGGGGATACGCTCGAAGTGCTTCAGGCCGTTAGGCACATCAGTGGTCAAGAACCAGGTGTTGGTCGATGTCAAGAAGTGGTTAACAGCGTAACCTTCAGGAATCGAACCATTGTTCTTGATGGCGTTGATGTCGTTGTTGTTTGTACCAACGCGCAACTCGGTTTCGAGCAGGCGGGTAGCAACGAACATCAGGCTTGGGGGAACAACCAACTTGCGAGGTTTAGCAGCGATCAACAGACCACGTTCATCAGTCCACGCAGCGATTTGAATCACGGCTGCTTCGAGAGCAGTTTCGTTCAAGTCGGAGGGGGTAGCGAATGTGTTGCTGTTAGTACCACCGTTAACCAAGGGGTGAGCTGTAGAGAACAAAGACACGCCGTCACCGCCGGTGTAGGCAGCGTTGTAGCCGTTGTTCAAAACCGCAGCAGCCTTGACTTGCTTGGTGTAGGCCATAGCACGAGCCAAGCCTTTGGTGTAACGAGCAGACAAGCTGTCGTACAAGTTATCTTCGATCGCTTCTTCAGTGATCGAGAAACCCAAGGCAATGGTTTCGTGGTTGTAGCGAGCAGTCCATGCTTCTTGTGCGTTGTCATAAGAAATCGCGGTACCTTCATTCTTCACAGGAGCTGCAGAGAAGCCGGACAGTTTGGTTTCTTCTTCGAACGAACGTTCAGAAGTTTCGGTTTCATAAATTTCTTTATGTTCTTCGCCGTAACGAGCGTACTCCAAACCGAACAAGGCGTTCAGGCCGGGGAGCAATTCCTTCAATAGTTGTGCACGTGAAATAGCCATTTTAAATTACTCCTTAGACGCCAGCGCTGTTAGTCAAGCCTTGGAAACCTTGGTTCCACACGACTTTAACTTCAGGATAGCCAACAAACGACAAAGCTGTACCAGCGGGAACTGACACGGTGGTGGACAAGGTCAAAGTTGTACCGCTGATGTTAGTCACGGTCAAATAGTTACCTTGAGCCATACCAGTGACGCCGGGGGCAATGATTTGCATGCCGGGGCTGATAGCAGTGTTAGCGGCAGTAATGGTCAAAGTGGCGCTGCTGGAAGTTGCATTGCCGCTAGTAGCGGTAACAGTAACAGCAGTGTCAGGAACCAAAGCAACCACGCGGAAGGGCAGAGCGCTGGTAACACGAGTGTTGCCAGAAGTGCCGGAGC